ATTGTTTTTACCTTTGCACTCGCTTTTCAGAAGTAAAGTATTCGGGGTGTAGCGCAGTCCGGTTAGCGCACCTGCTTTGGGAGCAGGGGGTCGTGGGTTCGAATCCCGCTACCCCGACAATAAATAAAACGCTGATAATTAAGTTGTTAACTTGACTATCGGCGTTTATTTTTATTGATAATAGTTCCGATAGCCATTAAAAAAAAGGAATTTTATGCACTTTTTTGACTTGATTTGGCAGAAAGTGCTGCAAATCTCCTGCAAATTTTAAGACTATGGCAACAAAAATCTACCTGGATAAGCGTTCTGCCAAAAAAGATGGGACTTATCCGCTAAAAATTTCTGTGAGTTATAAAGGTGCGTACACTCTTATTCCTACCGGCATTTATTTGCTGCCGGAACATTGGGATGAAACGAGTAACAAAGTAATCAAACACATTTCCCGCACAAGTCTGAATCAGCTTGTAAGAACCCGGCTTTCAGTAATAGAACTATGTCTGATTAACATGCAAGGGAAAAGGCCCAAAAGCGGAAAAGAATTGCGCACTGTTATTGAAAGGGCTATTTCCGGAGGCAACTACGATGACGAGGACAAATGCTTGTTCTGCCAATACATGGAAAGCTTCATGAACTCAAGAAAGGCCCAAAGCACTAAAGAATTATACGCATACACGATTGGAAGGATAAAGGCTTATACTGAAAACTGGGAAAGCTTAACCTTTGATGACATTACATATAAGTGGCTCACTTCTTTCTCTGAATATCTTGAATGTAAAACCAATACGGTGAGTATTCATTTGAGAAATATCCGTGCTGTTTTTAATGAGGCTATAAAGAATGATATAATAACCTGCTACCCTTTTAAAAAGTTCAAAATAGAGCAGGAAACTACTCCCAAACGCTCATTGTTGCCGGAGCAGTTGGCTATGCTCCGAGATTACGAATGTGAGGAACATCAGAAAAAATATCGTGATATATTCATGCTGATATTTTATCTTATAGGCATAAATACTAAGGATTTGTTCAGCCTCACTTCTAAAGACGCTGTTAATGGACGTATAGAGTACAGACGGGCTAAAACGGGTAGATGGTATTCTATAAAGTTGGAACCGGAGGCGATGGTATTAATAGAAAGGTATAAGGGAAAAAACTATCTTCTTTCTGTTTTGGATGAATACGGGAATTACAAGGATTTTCAACATCGTATGAATGATAACTTATCCGAGATTGGTCCAACTGTCAGAAAAGGGCTTGGTGGTAAAAAGTATAGGGAGCCTCTGTTTCCGGAACTGACCACATATTGGGCCAGACATAGCTGGGCAACAATCGCTCACAAAATTGGTATATCGAAAGATGTTATATCAATGGCATTGGGACATTCATTTGGATGCAAGACTACTGACATTTATATAGATTTTGACCGGGATAAAGTGGACGAAGCTAATCGGAAAGTGATTGACTATATAAATAAATGTAGGAAATAGCGTTATTTTTATCAAATCTTTGCTCTATGCAATCTTTCTTATCATGCTTGGTAATTTATCAAGCAAAGATATAAAGTTGATTTTAGCCAAAGAAAAAGCCCGGCACTCAGAAAAAGAAACCGGGCTTTTAAGCGAACAAAAGTAACTAAATACTTTAATCCACAACAACGATGCAAATATAAGGAATCTTTTCATTTTTAGGAAAAGAAGTATGATAAATATATGTAATACTATTATTGTAAGCATAATTTTCAGTTTTAATATTATTGCCTTTTTCTCTATAATTAATAACTCCATTTTTACCATTAGCTTAATTAAGAATAAAATTAAGTCTTTAATTAAGACTAATATTTGTATTTCCATTTCTAATTTGTATTTTTGCATACATTATTAATTTAAAAACAAGTCTAATGGCAAGAGTAATATCAAATAAAAGTGTTTCTAAAGCGAATTATCGTGTTAGCATAGGGCGCTCTTGTGTTACTGGCAGAGATAGCTCACATGTAACAGCTACTGCTAATACTTCTTTTGGAAATAAAAGAATTGTTGTTTCTCGTGAAGCTGTTGTAAAAGCGGGGTCAGAGGCTTTAAAAAGATATTCAAAATAGAAAAATGGGGCGTCAATACAATTATATATATAAGAAATTAGTAAACTCCGAAGATGATTTAATTGGATTGATAGCTTATGGAATTTATAAAAAGCATAAGATAGAATTTATTGAGCAAATCCAAGAAGAATATAAACGCGAACCAACAGATGAAGAATGCTCAAGTTTTTTTATATCTTCCACTACTGACAGCCAAATCATAAAATATAGAAATGATGCATCATCTCTATTATCTGAAGTTGTAGCAAATACTACGGCAGAAGAATTGGATAGATATGAAAGTGAGATGTTAGCAAGTTATGAAAGTAGCATTAAGAAATGTCTGCCACCTTGGTGGCATAATGTACTTTATAGTGTATTAGCTTCTTTTGTCTTTGCAGGATTAGGAATTTTCTTTTATTATTTAGGACTTACTGAGAAACAATCTACTCCCCAGCAAGTCGAATTGAAAATAAGTACAGATTCTATTGATATAAAGCCTCATGTCAGTATTCATAAATAATACAAAAGCCCCGTCAATGGGGCTTTCTTTTTAAGAGCCATACAATAATGAATAGTACAGAAACGGAAATGGCACACCATCCTATCTGTTTGAACAATGTACTTTCTTCCTTTTGTTTTTCTATCTCATTTTGCAGGACAATATTTTCTTTTCTGTTGATTTCTCCCGACATTCCTTTATTGATGTTGGTTTCGGATGTATTTTCTGCTTTTTTGGTAATCTCTTTCGTTTTTTGGGTAATCTCTTCACTTTTGACGGGAGGTTTCCCCGTATCCGGATTAACGGGTTTTTCTGTATCATATTCGGTTTTTGTAATAGTGGTTAGTTCAGTGGTCTTTTCTTCCTCATTTGATTTTTCAACATGCTTGGATGTGGTTGTATCGGCTATTTGTGCCTGCTCAACTACTTGCATGGAATAATCATTCTTGGTTGCTGATTTATTGGTTCCACACGAATTGAATAACAGCAGGAGAAATAGAACTTGGAACGGACATTTAACCGCACATAAAGAAATGAAATTCATAATTCTATCCAACATAACTCAAATCCTCCAATCTGTTTAGCCATCCCTTTTTAAATTTATTGTTTGCCGGACGTTTACGGCATATTTCGTCGATATAACGCTTGCGTTCCGCTTTAATCATTCCGAACAGAGGCAAAGGACTGCATGAGTTTATTGCCGCCAGTGTTTTCGGACCTACAATGCCATCCTGCTTTACACCGAGAATTTTTTGCACGCGTGTTATGCCGGGTTTTCCGCTTCCCCAAACCCAGTCTACAACAATATTGGCAATTGATTGGCTTTCGATTTCATCGGCCCTCCATCTGTCCCAATAATGGGGTTTGAGAACACGGTTAACAACATCATCGCGAGTTAGCAGATGCAAGTCGTTAACATCTATGTCACCATCACCATCTTTATCATATCCCACTTGTTTCCAAGTGGAAATAGTAACCCCCATATTGGTAGCACCGCCAAGGTCTTGAGGGTCATTAACAAAACCGCCTTCCCATTTCAGAATGTACGGTACAAGCTTCATTACATCAGCCATTTTCAATCCTCCTATAATTTTGTTTCTTTATATTCCGGTAAAATATATTGTATGTTTATTGCTGCTTCGTGCAGGACCTTATGAAGTTCATCCTCATTCAAATCCGCTTCATCTGTAAACTCACAGAAGATATTTCCGACCCAATCTTGGGATGAGTTAAGCCGTTTAATCGCAACGCTGTTACATCCGTTTGTTGATAGTAGAGATTGGGCAACTTTATCCTTAACCTGGCTATCAATGTCTGAATAGAACATGAAAAGATTCTTTGCGAGATTTTCTGCAAAAACAGCGACCTCACTCATGGGAAGTGATTGGATGTTCTCACGCATCCCGGCTATACCTTTCCGCTTTACTTCGAACTGTACCGAAAGAAAAGCTATATGACCCAAAGGATGTGGCTGTACAATGTACACACGGTCTGCCTTTGTTTCATAAAGCACGCGCCAAAGTTCACCAAATACCCTTGCCGAGTTCTCACTTCTGCGATAACTCTTTCTTTCTTCATCTTTCTTGAAATATTCTACCTTTAAATCAGTCAGTTTGTTCTTTGTATACTGATTGTAAGCGAAATAAGCAGCAGCCAATGTGCCAATGGCACTAAAAATATTCGCAATATCTATTTCCATATGTTATACTTTTCTTCAAAACTACCAATTACAGCTTACATTATAAGCTATTTTCAAATAGAATTAACCCACTTTATTTAATTAATGAGTAATATTACTATAATAACGGTTTATATTGCAATTAATAGCGTGTATATTCCAATGAAACTCCACTTATGCTTAGAACACTCCATCCGCATTTCTCAGCCGTTATAACATAATAGCTTATATCTTCCCATCTTATTCCATTATAAATGAAAACAGAATCATACCTTGAAATATACACCCAATTTTTTTCGGGATTTTCAGGAGCTTGGTCCAGTTTTCCTTTCCATATTATCGGGCTGTTTTCGTGTGTTGGGATTTCGTTCCATTGACCGAACCAATAGACATAATTTCTGTTTTTTTCAGTATTATAGTACATATAACCGTTTGATGGGTTTGGGATAGCCTTGTTTGACTGACCTTTCCAACTTAAAAGTGACGGGCTGTATGTCCCTTTTTCAATAATGCCTATCAGTTCAATGACACCGTTTATCCATGTTATCTTATTAGGGTCTGCCCATGACAATAAGTCTGATTCAGAAGAATTTGAGGATGTTCCCCTTAATTGCCCCCCATCATCAATACAAACGGAACTGCACCTAATACTTCCTACTGTTCGGGTATATGGTGGATAACAGCCATTATGTAATATTACCCTTGAACCTATGTATTGGATTTCATTTGGCAATATTATAGTAGCCCCGTTACTTTCTCCCTCCATATCGACCTTTAGATTCAATTCTTTATTGATTTTATAGCCGTATTGTCCTTGACTGCTGTCTTTTGTATATATAGCGTCACTTTCCTCTACCAAATGGAAATTCGTTTTCAAATACCCGGAAAATGTTCCCGAAGTTCCTTCCATTGACCCATCATCCAATATTTTAAATTTTCCGTCCTTCGAAAAAACTTTCTTTACAATTAAATTGTTTGTGTCAATAAGGTCATTTTTCAGATAACCTCCTTCAATAATTGTCTGTTTTAGTACAGCATTGTCCTTTAAGTCCTTAAAACTGCCACCAATAAACTCATCAAACTTTTGTGAGTATTCATCCGAATACCCTTTCAGTTTGTCTTGAATTGCCTTGTTTGCAACTTCTACGGCTGTGTTAAAGTCAGCATACGCACTGTTGAAAGTGGCATATTTGTTATCAACATTGTTTTTTTCGGTTACGGTGGTTCTACCATCGGCGATAGCGGAATTGATTGCGCTGATAAGGTTTTCAATACTGCCCATAAGCGTAACCTTGGCATTCAGAAGCCCGGTCTTTGCAGTTCCAGTAAGATAGGCGTTTGTGTACAGTTTGTTATACGCAGCTTCTACGGCGGCTTTCGTGTTGTTCACTGTGTTGATGTACTTTTCAATCGCTTTCGCTTCCGCTTCCGTAATTATGCCGTCAGCAAACGCACCGTTCACATAGTTATTCAGATTTCCAACGGCAGTATTAGCGTACTTTGCGCTCTCAACGGCCGTGTTGGCGGTGTTCTGTGCTTGAGTTATCAGATTGTTCACATCTCCCCATTCGCTAAGTTCGTATAAGCCCGATGAACCGGATTTGAATGTTATTTTTCCGGATATGATACCTTTCAATAAATCAAAATAAGTGTTCCCGTCTGTGGAAACAATTTTGTCAGTGGTCACACGTCCAGGCAAAATTTCTGAAAAACCGTATAGAGTGACAAAACTCCTTTCCCCTTCATATTCACTATTTAATATTCCGGTAAGAAAATGATAATAGCCTTGTACTTGCTCTAATTTTATGGCGGTTTCGCTCAAAAGGAAACTTCCTGCAGAAGTTGATTTGTTGGCCTTTATATACAAGTAGTATTTTTTCTCCGGTTCAAACAATGATGGCGAGTTATACTCTGATATATCCCAATATTTATACTCATTCGCCTTGTGGCTTGCAGAAAGAGTGTTAATTCCTAATGTCATATGCTGTATGATACCTGCCGGGCAATGAAGAACCATTGTTTCTTTATCATATGTAACAACATGGTTGACTGTTACGGGATTGGTCTTACTGTTTACAAAACGGAATTGCAGGCTTTCATCTCCGACAAGAAGCTGCATAGTTTGAACAGCAACCGGGTTTATAGCTTCCGAGAAGTTCAACAAGGCATCCTCAAGCATCCCCATTGTTTCCTTGGCATCCCGGAATCTTCTTTTTGTAAATTTTAAGGCATCCTTGTATCTGTCTTCTATAACAACTTCATTCTGCCCCGGCTTATTCAATTCGCTGGATATGGAAGCTCCGACAGTCGTATTTGAAAGTTCGATTTCCGGTTTGTATGGCTGGTTTACATATCGCTTTACCCCGGTAATTCTGATAAGCGAGCCTTCCGGCATGAAATGTTCATCGGAGAACAGAACATAACCGCCCAATATAATTTTTCCACCTATCTGCAACCATCGTTTCTTGGCCCAAATGCCATCAAGTGTTCCGGTGAAAGTGAATTTCTTGTCTTCATGTTCATATAGGAATTTAGCCGCTTCCCGAAACATGTCCCAGCTTGCGCCCGTCTGCGTCTTATTGTCACATATATAAGAATCGGGCAACTGTATGCCAAAGACCGCATAGCTATCGCCGGGTTGTGGCGTGTATATTTTACCGTCCGGCATAGTAATGCCGTCTATTTCCTGGGGAACAATCTCAAACCGTTTTCCCGGCTTTGTCTTTCCCTGGACGGTAGTAGGCTTATGGTAATATTTAACCTCAAATTCCTTATCAGAGCCGGAAAGCATACCCGTTTGAAAAATTACGGTCATGTTTTCCCCATCAATCAAATAATCCTCAAAATCCAAACTGTCCGGTATTGAGTTGTCTATGAAATCATAAAGACTGTCTTCTGCATTGACTTCAATCACACTGCTTACAGTCCCTACACGGCTGGGGTATATTTCGGAACAATCCAAGCTGTCTTCATGCCCGGTGGTTAACGCCTTGTCCGCACGCATAACTGAAAGCCCGTCGGAAGAAGACTTGTATGTTCGTCCTTCATAGGTTAATGTTTGTGATTTCGGCAAAAGAAGCTCTTTACTTCCGTATTTGCTGAAATCTATATTTCTGTCTGTCCCTTGTACCAAAATGATTTCAACCGGAATATCGCCGGATTCACGCCCGACACCAGTCTTGAAGCCGTTACCTTTTCCATACGAAAGCACAAGCGGGCTACTCTTGTTGTACTCAACTTTCCGTAGATGAACGGTCTTATTGATTATCTGCCATTCTGTCCCTATTTGATTGGCAAAGTCGTTTAGCCCGTCAAGAATGTAGGTATGGTTGTATTCAAATGTTACTTCCTTGCCTTCGACACATTCTCCGACTTTCCATCCGCTGCTTCTCCGGTTGGCATTGGCAACAAACAACTCAAGATGTTCTCGAGGCGTTGCCGTATATGAGAATTTTATCCGGTTGTCAACTGTATTGCGTATTTTCCACAGTTTTAAATCTGACTGGTCCGTTTCCAACAGCAAAGTGTATTCATATTTTCGGGTCCCTTCTTTGGTAAAATTGCTGTCCTTTTTCAACGAATAACGCTCACCGGCAAAATCACAATATGAACCTACCGGGATTTTAATGTATTTCTCCGAAGAAAAATACAGTGTCAAGCTGTTTTCACCCATGACAGAATTATATGAATAACTATCATCCGTAACCGGAAGGATTATTTTTTCATTTCCATTGTATAGCGTAATCATAGCTGTTACCTTTTATTCCGGCGTGCTTTGTCGAACATCTTTTCAAGTTCCCTTTCTGTGGGTACAAAAGCATCATCCGGCGCGTCAATTAAATAATAAGCCCTATCATCACCGACAGAAAACATACAACATTCTATCGGGAAAACTACTTCTCCGGTATCTTGCTGGTGTTCCCGGCAGTCCTCAAGAAAGTTGGTTAACACCTCCGAAGAATGCCATGTGACACATAAGACACCCGAAATTCGTAATTGCATGCGACAATAAAAGTCGCAGTTTCTGACATTACTTTTTTCCTCCTTCTTGAAATCAATAACATCAACCCTTACCCGTTTGTCTATGAGTTGGGTAACATCAATATAGGAGCCGCGAAAGCCGCCCCTATATTTTACGGAAATAGAACTTAACTTTGGCATTACTCACCTGCAAGAATTATATCAATCTGTTCTTTCTCAAATCCGTTTTCAGACAGAACATTTTCCCATTCTTCCTCAGTTGGTTCATGGTCCGCTTGAACTGCTACAAAATCAGCGCACGGGACGGCCACGATAGCGCGTTGCCCGTTGTCCTCTGCTGTTTCTTCCAACTCTACTTCGCGATGATTGTAAAACCTTCTGTATTCGTCTATTCCCGGTTGTGGTACTGGCAATTTCATAGCCTTTACCTCTTTTTCCCTTGGCATATCTGTCGATGCGCCGAAAAACTTCACTGTGCTCATTTTTTAATTGTTTTAAAAGGTTATAACTATCACAATATTTTAACATACCTAAATAGCTGCAAACGCTGTTTCTCTCATACATCCCGTCAATGGCCGGATGTTTGTCAAAACAGTTAAGTTTACGCACGAAACGCATTGCTGTGGCCTTACGTAACCGGACGTTGTTTTTTCCTACTGCATATCCGCAAAAATCAATTCGCCGGGCTGAAACGGGAAACACCTCTATTTTTCCGAAAGTGATGCCGAATTGAGCCGCAAACTCTTTCATCTTTGGTATCCATTCTGCTGCCTTCTCCTTGGTTTCGCATAGAATAACCATATCATCCACATAACGGGAGTAATATTTCACACCAAGAATCTGCAATACAAAATAGTCAAAAGGTGTAAGATAATAATTCCCGTTGTTCTGTGAAGGCAAGGCCCCGATAGAAACACCAAGCTCGCTTTCCGGCTGGTAACTCATAATTATTTTCTCAAATAATTTCAAAGCCGCCTCACCCTTATATTTTCCGCGTATCAGCTCAACCAACTTTTGCTTGTTGATATTGGGATAATACTTCTTGGCATCCAGCTTTATAACATATTCAAAACCGCTTCGATGCAAGTCCTTACGCACTTGTTTATTGGCTTTCAATGTTCCTCTGCCTTTAATGCTTCCAAATGTCCGGTTTATGAATTTCTTATGAAGTGAGAAATGATAAACCAATGCTTGATGTACAATCCTATCTTCAATGCAAACAGTATGAATATGCCTCCATTTACCCTCGGTATACAACCAAAAGAAACGGCCAGTGTCCGGTTCCCATGTTCCATTTAGCAACCGCTTTTGCAGGCTCTTTAGGTTTGCTGTTAAATTCTTCTCAAAATCAATAACATCTCTGCGTTTGTCTTTTCCATCACCTATACTGCACAAACGCCAGGCATTATATAAGCTGTTAAAACTCGCTATCTCCTTTATATCGACAAATGTTCTTTTACCCATAACATTTCAATCTGTTTTACAGAAGTTGCTTCCTTCTGTTTGGGCGGCTTTCATACCTGCGTACAACTGCAACGCTACTAACCGACCATTTATGTAGCATATTTCACTCGCCTTTCGTGTTTTAAATCCTATCCGGGCGGCAGAAAATTTTCTGCAATTAGTGAGGCTGATTGCTCCCTGAGATTTTTTATTTCAATATCTTTACTTTCGCTGCTACAAAGCATTTAGGAGTTAGGGCACCCCCGTAGTTCGCGTTCGAGTTCGAGGCAACGTTGTTCGAATTCAAGACCGACACACCAAGCGCGGCACCGTTGTTCGCACTACCAACACCAGCGGGAGTGAGAGCAAAGCCCACGGGACGGGCAAGCCGCCCCGATTTCGATTTCAATTCTTTCGTTTTTCCGATTTTCAAGACCGATTTTGCTTCACTTCGTTACGCCACTACCGCACCATCGGGAATCGTGTCTGTCGGGTCATCGGAAGCAAGGGCACCCCCGCAGTCCGCGCTCGAGCGCGAGGCAACGGTGACCGAATGCAAGACCGACACACCAAGCGCGGCACCGTAGGACGCACCACCAACACCAGCGGGAATATAGACTGTACCGGAACCAGGGGAAGCAACACGCCAAAATCTGTCACAATGTCCGGTTGTACTTGAACCTCCCAACATAGTAGGTATCAAAGTATCCTCAAAATCTTCAAGGATATAACCACCATCTGAATATCCGGATTGTACATTTGGCTCCTCACAGATAGATTCATAATCTGCGGTAACAGTAAAAGCTATCTTTGAAAGGTCCTTGCAACGGTACCAAACTCCATCCTTTTTCAAATATCCGGTTTCCCAAATCCAATACGGTCCGGAAAGCATATTCTCACGCCATAACCATTTGCAAGGCTTAACAGTGACTTGTGCTGAATCGGAGTTTGATACATTGATGCTTTTTTCCCCCTTATGTCCGGAAATACTCATGGTTTCCCCAGTCTTATGGAATTGCCCATAGGAAGATTGGCCCCCGTTTGCCGCTTGTGTGAACTTTCCCCACCAATCCCACGTAACATTACTGATACCTGCAAATACGGATTGTGAGTTGAACGTCTTTTCAATCAGCCAAAAGTACATTCTATACACTTCACGGTCCTGCGTTGCAATCTCACGGAAATGGTCGCCAAGATTTTTCGCAAACTGGTGATATTGTGTCAAGTTATAATTTTGAGTGCTCCATTTTCCAGCATTAGACAAGAGAACCTGCTTGGAATCATGTGTTTCTACGGTTCCACCAAAAAGATTGAGAAAACGGCGACGAACATATTTGTATCCGCGGACCTTGTGAATTGAAAATTTGAATATCTTCTCATTAGTGGAAGCGTTGTATTCATATTTCCGGTAAAAGCCACCACATTGTAACATGGATTGCAACGTCCAGTCGTTTAATGTAGCGGGAAGGCCATCAGAAGTTTTTAATATGTCGTTCCCATTCAGATAAGCTACAATATTGCTGTTTCGGTCAATTAAAACCGGATAAGCCGTTGCTGCAATGTGGTTAATCATCCCCACATTGTCGATAATAACCGGGGTTGCACTCGTTTGCCCGCTGAAACGTTTGAGGGTTACACGGTTTAAAGGAACATCCGGGTAAACTCCGTTTGCATCGGGTGCCGCTGAAATAATTTCACTCACAGAACATTTTCGGCTCTGTCCGTCTTGTACGATTTCAAACAATTCACTGCCAGTTAAAGGGTTGGCAGGGTCCATCTCAGAAATTTTCATATTACATTGATATTTAAAAGTTTAACATTCTATTTCTTCCCCGTTTTCTGTTGTACGGGCAGTTCCATTTTCTGTTGTGCGAGCTTGTAATGCTCTGAATTTTACCGTTACTTGTTTCCAAAGGAATGACGATATTGTAGAAATCACATTGATAACAAGATTTCCGGCCTCTGTGGGGGATGAAACAACTCCATCCGGATTTATAGTACCGTTACCGCTTGCAATTTGGAAAATGACACTCTGATTGGCTGTCTTTGGGAATATCTGTTTTGTTAAGATAGGCGAAGAACCTACGACAGCATTAATCGTTTCTTGAACAACAAGTGTTGCGGGTATTCGGGCAAACACATTGACACCATCAATCTGCGAAACAAGGTCATAAGCGTCTTGTGCGGTTTTTGTGGCAGTTCTGACTTCCGAAAGAAGTTCCCGAAGGTTGGAAAGTTCCGTTTCTGTTTCAGAAATGAGGCTGCTGGCTGTGTCAGCGGCGGTATTGGCACTACTTGCAGCTGAATTTGCATTTGCGGCCTGCTGTGTAGCCTGCACAATAGCTGCTTCCGCTTTCTGAACCGCTTCCAAAGCCTTGTTTGTGGCCTCCAACGCTTTCTTTGCCGCTTCTGTAGCTTGTGAACCTTTAGCCAGGCATTTCCACCAGGTTGAATCGGTTATAGCGTGTCCGATATTACCATCTTTCAGAGAAAGATAGCAGCTATCATCTGTTACTATGAAATTGAACCTCTTATATGTTACAGAACTACTGTAAACGCCTTTATCCACAAAGGCTACTTGACCTAAATTTATAACTCCTCCAGCCATATATTATTTGAATTTAAAGTTTAGACATCCGTCAGCATCCAACTCGAACTGGTCTGCCGCTATATCATCTTGATAGGACATGTACAGACACATATCATCGTCCAATATCTCAAAAGAAGGATATAGTACACCGCCTTTTGCTAATATCCCGGTATCAACATACATTTTCTTGGATTCGTCCCACTTCCACCAGCTCCCGTTTTCCCCCATCTTGGGAGGGTTATCGGCGTGTTCTTTTGCCCGGTCAGCTTGTGTGTCAGCGTTCCCCGCCGCCTTATTAGCTTTCGTTGCGGCATTGTTTGCAGAGGAAGCGGCACTGTTTGCTGAATTGGTGGCGGTCACAGCGGCTTCCTTTATTTCTTCCAAATCCTCACGGGCATTGTCCGCATTGGTGGCGGCGGTATTGGCCTTTGCAGCCGCATTGTTGGCATTGGTTGTGGCGGTGTTCGCCGATACGGTTGCCTTGTCAGCGTTTCCCGCTGCCGTATTTGCTTTCGTAGCGGCACTGTTGGCAGAGGAAGCCGCACTGTTGGCTGAACCAGCCGCATTGTTCGCTTTTGTAGCAGCCTCCAAAGCCTTTTGGGCTGCGGAAACAGCATTCTCATAAGCAGTCTGAATATACTCCAAACTGACTTTTACACTTGTCTGTACACCGTTTATCAGCTTTACGCCGATTGTGTATAACCCTTTCAGATTATCCGCAAGGGTCAACTCGCTGATTTTTTTCTTTTTAATTGGCATAATCGTTCAAATCTATATAATACTCGCCATCCTCAGTAATAACCAGTTCATCCGCTTCTGTGGCAAGAAGGTACTCGACACCGTTTACCCGGAATGAAGTGAATGTAAGAGTAAGGCCAAACTCAAGCCACACTCTTCCGTCTGATAATAGCTGAAATCGGGATGTGGATAAACCGTTATAATAACATGGATATTCTTCTACAAACTCCCCGAAATAGAAATACCGTTCCGCATCTTCATACTCATATCCTTCATCATCAGTCTTTTTTGTTCGTTTTATCAAGTCATACACCAATGCGTTAAGATTGCGCCACATATTTTCCACATTCCGGCAACGCATCCAGCATTTGAGTGTAACATCCTTTTTCGAGAACACAACTTCTTGACCGTCATAAGTAACTCCGGACTGGCTGGGAATGTCAATCAGAAGGTTTTTCTTTACAGAAGGCGTCTTGATTATTTCCGTATTGGAACCGTCCAATATGAAAACCCCATAATCGGATAGTGGTTTCCCATCAATCTCATAGCCTTCTTGAGCAGGTATTCCACCGTCAAATATCGGCTCTGCATGAGTATATCCTTCCATCGGGAAATCATCGGAGAAGGACAAGGAAAACGTTTCGATATTCCGGTATATTTTTTTACCGGGATTGGAAACCAAACGCAGGCGGCGTACACACCCTGCCTCGACAAAATTGTACTCATGAAAGGCACCGTCAGAAATCAGAGAAATAAAGTCCGCTGTCTTAAAGTAATCACAGCAATAAAACGTTATACTGAACTCCATAGCATTCAAGACCGGGGAGGATAGGTCAACTTCCACACCGTCATATTCGGGCCATACATTTTCATCAAGCTCTTTAAAACCGGGAAAGGAGATAAGCCCGTTATAGCCGTTGTTTGCGACAAACAAGCCATAAACCGAATATGCATCCTTTCCGTCTATGTAGAATTTCCCTTTCATGGCATCACTTCTTTAAATTCACACCTCTTGTATTGATTGTGCCTAATTCCCGCTTTATGGAATCATTCTGTTCGATAACCTTTTCGGTCTTGTCGCACAAGTCCTTTGTATTTCTGTCAATGTTTGTCAGCTTTTCAAGAGCCTGCGAACTTACCGTAACAAGAACTTTCACATTCTCATTTATGGAATATGTATGCCCCTGCATCGCGGTTAACCGTCCGTTCGTTTCATTAACGCTGTCTTGGCTTGCTGTAATCCCGCTTTTAGAACTTGCCTTCCGTTCTTCTTCATCCGGCTGGAAAATATCAAAGCCTTTATCTGCCGCCATATTCTGATATTTCTTCAGAAGCTCATTATACATTCCTTGTTGGGAAAGGACATCATTTGTCAGCCCATCAAGAATTGATACATAGTTGTTGAATTTCTGTTCATCGGTCAGATTTTCATTCTGCATTACATCAAGCATACGCTCCTGGGCCTTTTCAATGTATGGTGCAATCGTTACAGTATAAATCATTTCTTTGGAAAGCTTCTCAAGCATGGATGAAACGCTTTTGTAGAAGGCTTCTCCAGCATCGGTCCCGTTACGGAAAGCGTCAACAAGGGCATCGCTCATTGTATTGCCAAGCTCACCGAAAATATCTGTCAAGTAATCCTTTACAACCTGCAACGCATCCTCAGCCTGCTGGCTTAAATCAATCAAGTTTTGCAATGCCGCTTTATCTTCGTCCGACATTGTTCGTGTGGATATGATTGTTTCAGCAAGGGAGGCATTGAACTTTCCGTTTTGCTCTATGAGTTCCGGATAAACATCAAGTATTGATGAATAAATGTCTTTTCCTTTGCCCCATCCAAACAACCCGGTTTTCTTGTGTCCCGTCTTTATTTCAATGTCGGCAAGTCCGGCATAAGCCTTCTTTAATTCCGCTTTGGCATCCTTAATGCCAAAGACCTTTTGAATGAAGCTTGTTTTACCTTGCTCTTTTTTCTGCTCGTAAGTTCCGGAAAGTTCTTTATTCAGTTCTTCTGTTGCTTCTTTCAGAACCTTAACCGCATTGGCAGCTTTCCCGTATTCGTCGGTCCCCAAAACCGTTGTAGCCTTCTCATATTCCAGGTTCTGTTGCATGAGAAGCAGGTTATATGAACGCTGCTGGGAAATAGCTTCATTCATGATTTCCTTCAATGCAGCCTTGTGGCGTGCATTGGCTGAGAAGGCCTTGCCAATCCAATTTACCGCTTCACCTACTGCGGCACCAATACCTCCCACTATGCCACCTTTGGCAAACCCTTGTCCGATATTGGAAATGGAGGACATTACTCCCTGCACTGTGTCCATCGCTTCCGACATGGAGGAATTTCCCATAGCGTCGAACATGTCGGAAAGATTTCCGGCAAGGTTGCCTACCATTCCGGCTGATTCAGCCGCAGCCTCGCCAATTTTGGCAAGTTTCGCTTCTGTTGATTTGTTTCCACTTCCTTCACCGGATTTAAACAACTCCTTTACACCTTTAATCAGAGCATCGAACGGGTTCTTTTTAACTCCTGCGGAATACAGTTCCTCAACGGCTTTCTGTATGGCCTTTATATCCTTAGGAGAAGCTTTCAGAGCCTTTAACTGTTCAGCCGTGAAGCCAAATTTGGGGGTTATGTCCTCGGCTTTAGTCTTGGATAAATAAGACAACAACTGTTCTGCAGAAGAAACTATTTTGTTTATTTCTGATACGGATTTATTGGATGCATCTTCGAACAATTTAATGAGTAAATCCGATGTTTTCTGCATTGATGCAATCTCTTCGTCATTGACGCTTTTAATCGCATCCTTACGTTTGGTTTCAAGTTCCGTAAGTGCTGTTTCTTTCATATCCTGTGGAATGTCTGTACCATCAGACCTTTTCCCGTTCTCAATGGCCTTACGTTCCGCATCATATTGTTTGTTTATTTCGGTACGGCGTTGCTCATAGCTTTTGTATTTGTCAAACAACTCTTTCAAGAGCTTGTCATTTGCTGTTTTTTGATAATCATTGGCAACATCAACATACTCTTTCAACTGCTTCTGTTGGGCAACGGACAAATCTGCGACAGTGGATTTCGGAGTGAATACAAGTCCCTTATCCTTATAATCCGGATTTCTGCTTATCCATTCTTCGCGCTCCTGCTCCTGCATTTCCTTAACCCATTGCTCCTCACGAAGTCTGTTCGCTTCAATCAGTCTGTCGTAGGTGAGGTCTATTTGTGCCTTTTCCTTCTCGTAACCTTCCTTCATTGCGTCAATCCTGGACTGACGAATATCAAATTCAGACTGTTTCTCTTGGTTTATGCGCTCCTTCTTGTATTCTTCAATCTTCTGCAAGCGTTCAGCCTGCTCCACCTTCATATGATTGGCCTCTTTCTGCTTTCTTGCAGCATCATTCTCCGTTTTGGAAAGCTTGGAACCGGTAGCACCGCCCAGGTCCTTGTATGCCTTTTCAGTTGTTTCTACATTCTTCTTGGCGGTTTCATACTGTTCTTTACTGAATTTTTCCTTGTCCTTCTCAATGGCGGCAAGTTCTTTTTTGGCAGTTTCCCATTTTTCCTTTGCTACTTTGAATGCTTCGGCATAAGTTGTGACCTTCTCCGGATTGAGTTTCTTGTTTCGTGCCGATACGACAGACTCAATAAGGGAACGTATGGTTTTAACATCATATATGGCTTCATCCGAAAGGGTCCCTTCAACATCAATGGGCAGTTTCATCTTCACTTTGGCATCATCTCCCAAAGAACCAATCTTTTTGCTCAAGACATCAATATAGTGCTGTAATTCGTCTGCATTTACATTCTTCAAACCGGATAGGAACTGTTCGGAAATATTTTCTCCGCGTTTCTGCAACATGGCATCGCGGGTGGCACGAAGTTCCTTCAATTTGTTCATATATCCCCCGTTGGCACCGGAATTAGCCTTTACAAGTGCCTCATATTTCGCTATCTCTTTTTCTATGAGAACGAAATCTGTTTTTTCCTTTACTCTTGCCCGCAGGTTATCTTCTTCATTTATCTGTTGTTTGAGTTTCAGAATATCTGCCAACTTGATGGATTCAATATCATATTGGGCAAAAATCTTAGGATATTCTTTTCTCAAAGCCGCCAAGCTCTGGCCGCGCTGGGTGTCGGACAATGCCGCATCACGTGCACTGTTTATCAGACGGTCTATTTCTTGTCTGCGTTTTTCTTCCGCTTCTGCCGCCTCTTTCTGTCTTTCATTGAAACGTGCCTGCGCCTTTTCCGCAGAGGTCGTAGAATCATGGAATGCCCATGCAGCCGTAACAACTGCCCCCAAAGCAACGGCTGCGAGCACATAAGGATTGGCAAGCATTGTGGCGTTAAGAAGTTTTTGAGCCTTCTCCGCAAGAAGAAGTGCTCTATAATTCAATGTTTGGGCTATAGTGTATCCTTTCTCCGCTTCGGTGGCAAGAATAACAGCAACCTTATACATGCCATAAGTCGCAATCATGCTGGCAAGAATGGTACCAAGTTTCTCGTAGTTCTTGACGGCAGTAGTTGCAAGTGAAATACCTTCGGAAATGATACCTTGTCCCTTTTCTCCCATGTCATTGAGAGCGTCTTGTATGGCTCCTTCCAAATTGGAGATGCTGCCCTTTATGCCCTTGCTCTGCTTCTCCAACATACCGTTGAATTTTCCACCTTTTGCGGTTGCATCCTCAAAAGCCTTGGCAACCATATCAGCGGAAATAGCTCCCTTTGACATTTCGTCTTTGAGAGTTTCCATTGATTTTCCGGTTGTTTCAGACATGGTTTTAAGCGGATTAAATCCGGCATTAACCATTTGCAGAAGTTCCTGACCCATGAGTCTTCCAGTAGCGGACATTTGAGCGAAAGCAAGAGCAAGAGAATTGAAACGTTCCGCATTTCCCATAGAAATGTCACCAATCTGTTTCAAAGTCGGCATCACTTTATCAAGACTTACACCAAACCCAAGGAGTAACTGCGCCCCTTTGCTCAAATCGTTTAAAAGTAACGGAGTTTCAACGGCAAACTTTTTCAGTTCAGAGAAAAAAGCAATAGCCTTATCCTTATTGCCGATAAGGGTTTCAAAGGATATTTGGAAACTTTCTATCTCACCGCGTGCGTCAATAATCGCCTTACCGAAGTCCTTAATCATTCCGGCTGTAAAATATCCGGCAATTCCGGCTCCGATTGTGCGGAAAGTCTTGTCAATCCTCTCACCTTCGGACACGGCTTTATTGCCGATGGACTGAAAGGCGTTTTCTGCCCGTCTTGCGTCCCGGAGCATCTGATTAATATCAAGCCCAAGGCTATAACTTTCTTTTCCGTTGTCAGTGTTCATTTTACCTCTTCCTCGTCTGCTAAATCTTTGAAATTATCCGGATTATTGGCATCAATACTATCGTCCCATTCATCCGTTTCTCCATCACTGTTGTAGGTTGGCAGGGAATAGCCGTACATTATCAGATTTTCATAACTCAATTCATTCAGAATGTAATCCGGGGATATTCCAAGATTCTTTGACATTCCGATAATTACGGCCCAAATACTGTCATTTAATTCGCTTTTTCCTTTGTTTTTCGCAGTATGTTCGCTTCGTTTAGGGAAATTATAATTCTGAAAAAAAAAGCGATATGCTGCATTTCAAGAGTGCTTGTAATAAGGGACAGCAATTCCTCATTCGTACATTCCTCAAGAAGCTCTTTCGCAAGCGGGGAACGGTTATCCACTTCCACTGTTTCAACCTTCTTGTATAGCCCGAAGAAACGTTTGGTAACAACTTCTTTTGTAGTGATGATATTCTTTTTGCCAAGTATCAGAGTGGCCGCGATATGACCGATGGCTTCGCAGTCCTTTGCATAGGCCAGTACATACGTCAATACCTCATGCCTTCCTTCAATGAAAGGTGCCAAGGGCAATGTGGCGATATACTTTGAAACTTCAATGATAGTGGCGGCAGAAGGACGGGAAACAGTATAAGCCTTGCCATTCAAGTTAACCTTTAAAGGTTCCTGCAGGACAGTATCTGCAACATACTTTTCAACTGTATCATTCATAATATACGTTTTTAATTAGTGGGCTTCCGGGAATCGAACCCGGCTTTCACCTTAACGCGGCGCGTCCTATCCGATGAACGAAAGCCCTGCCTTTATGCTCCGGCTTGAACTACTGGAACAATTGTTTCCTTTCCATCTGCGGAAATAGTAATCTCTGCGGTGCGTTCATCACCACTGTTGGCGGTGACTTTGGCTGTAACCGTCTTGGATGAAACTGAAACTGTACACCAACTTGCGGATGATTTTGCAGTGACGGTTCCCGTCGCTGTGGCGGTAATGGTTTTGCCGGTTGAATCAACCGCATTTGTAAAGTTCAAAGAAGTAGGAGCGACTGTCAGCTTATTTTTTTTTTTGAATCTTGAATACCAAACGTCAGTTGCGCCCTTCAAGATTTCAAATTCAATATCTGCATAGTTTCCTTCTTCTTCACTCCACCCAGGCTTGTAACTGATATTTGTCTTTGGTGCCTTTATGCCGACAGCCCCGACGTTCTTTGGAGTAAGTCTTACGGACCAGTCACCGTCAACGACGTGGGTCTTTACGTTGAAATCATCACCGGATACAGCGCCAATTCCAAGCATAGTCAAAAGTTCATCGTCCGGTTCAATCACACGGGTTTTAAGGAGAAAACCACCCTCAAGCTGTTCTTTCGCTACGGTCTTTCCTCCCGTTGCCTTCGCCTCAAGAGTATCGCCGTCCGAAGGTTCCAACGTTGATGATTTGTCCTTGATTACCCCTATATCGGTAAGGCTGGATGCCATTGCATCATTTTCGCCCGTCTTTCCGATTTCAATGGTACATTCGGACCATGCCATGATTTTCTTTTTTGAAGCCATACTGTTTTATATTAAAAGGTTATTCTTTCAATTTCTAAATTAACATTTACAAAGTGCTGTTTCATATCCGGTTCCGCGAAACTGTCCGTCAACTTGTATAGACGGAAGGAGTATTCTTCGAACAGAGCATCGTTTAGGGCTTCAACAATGGTTTCGTCATGGTCTGCCAGTTCCTTTAGCCGCGTTTTGTCCTCAACCAAGTTTCCCGTGCCGTTATTTATGTCCGGTACATAGATGTTGATATGAGCGCGTATAGTCTGAATCTGTTCAGAATCACCACCGGAAATGGCAATTACCGCATCTTCGGAGCTTGAATCAAGAGGTCTTGTCCCTTTCTTATATAAAGCTCCTTTTATGATACCTGGAAGGACATCTACAAGTGTATTGTAAATATCATCCTCAATGCTCAATGCGCTTTTCTTTCCCATTATTTGAATCCTAATCGTTTTAGTGTTCTGCGTACCAACTTTTTGGCCATTATTTCAGAAGTGTCAAGTACATTAAGTCCTTTGGCTTCCACATAGGCCGCATAGTCCATACCAGCGACAACTATCAATACAATGCCAGCCGGATTTTGAGAAATCAGTTGGTTCATTAGTTTTCTACCGGATGCCGGGCCTTTTGTAGCAGTCGGTTTGACAGCCTCAAAACCGCCTTGATGCACTACTGAACCATTGTAAAGTATACAATACCCGGTTGAACTTCGCAGATTTCCAGTTTGGTCGGTATATCGACGCTTGGTCCTCGCTTCCCGGACACATTCAAGACCGACGTAATTAAGCATCTGTATCAATGCAGAAATCCTAAAGCGGATACGGCTTTCAACATAGCTTCTGAATTGATTTTCCGGTGAGTTCCTATGTATCGGCATACTTTATTCAACTGTTATTCTTACATTTCCTACGACATCGAGAAAGTGTATGTCCTGCACCCGGAATTTACCAACCTTTGCACCACGAGCAGTATTCAGTATGATATATTCAGCATCGAACTCCTGCATGTCAATCAGAACAACGAATTTGGCGCGGGTGAATGTACCGCCTTCGTAGCGTCCTAAATGGTCGTTCTTATTCGTTGTGAAATTACATGGAATATGTTTGCCGGAGGTTTCTTTAACCTCTACCGGGTTGCCGTTCTTAAAACCGCCACCCGTATATTCCACTATCTGTAAAGTTCCGTTTGCTATGACCATGATTACAAATCTTCTCCTTGATAACCGTAAACACCGTAATTGCTTCCTTCCAATTTCTTGCGGATAGAACCAGCCTTCAATTTGAATCGGTTTCTTTCATCATTGGAGAAAGTATATGAGATACCCGCCTGGGATATGTTCGGAGCTTCGGAAAGAAAATCGTATATGCCAGCCTTGGCAAGCATGAAAGATTTACTTTTCCTAATTTCCGGTGTAACCAACTCGTCCGGATTCAACCCGGAATCCTCGGCCACCTCTTCAATGATGGCCGGAGGAATCGGATAGTTTGATATACTTCTTAATGAATTAGAAATAGTTCCCATAGCATACTATTTAGGCCGCATCGCCGTCATTCCAGCTCGTAGCCATAGTATTGATGAATACCAATGACTTTCTTCCGGTTAAAGCAGGCTGAACATAAGCCTCTGACATAGTAACCTCAAGCATCGGGTTTACATCGGAGTAAACCGTCATTTTATAGTATGAACCGTGAGTTTGCAATGCCCCCGTACCCTTAACCAATGGAACGGGCTTGAAGTACGTGTAGCCCAAACGCGCTTCGGCTGAAAGGGTACATACATTCTCATTCCAAGGTTTGATGGTTTCCCGGTTTCCGTCCTTCTGCTCAATCGTAGCATAAGTATCAATAACGAGAATTTGGGGAGCTTTCTTTTTGCGCATATAGCGGTTGATAGTGTCAATATCAACATCATCTATACTTTCAAGACCTACAGCTTTCATCACTACACCGGCAACACGCTTGATGGTCTTTTTCTGTGCACAGAGAAGGTCAAATGCCGACTGTTCCATGATTGCATACTGCGGCTTTCTTCCACCTTTCTTAGACACTATTTTTTGGCCTCTCATAATGTCGGCCAAACCATCGGCAGTTTCCAGGTTATCCCATTTGACTGCTGCACCGATGAAGTTTTCTTCCGGAACATTGAAATTGATTTCATCCTGCTCGGCCATATCTCCATCTATTTTCGCAGTCAAGACCTGCTTTCCGCGAGAACCGATACGCATTGCGTCAATTTCAACACGATAATCCATACCGTCACCGCAAAACTTCACATCATCATAAGTCATATCAACAAGATGCTGGGCAGTGGATGGGTCATCGCTAACGGCTGCAATGGCCTGCAAGTCGTTGTATTCGTTAATCTGAATTTCGTCTTTCTCGCGCGAAATCTCAATTTTTCCTAATGTACCGCTCCATGAACCAACCTTTTTGCGGGTTTTCTTCGGAGCTTTCGTGTTGAAGGCAACACGGTCAGCAGATACGGGAATACCCTCATCCCCTTCAATTCCTTTAAGGTCGAATTTGGGAGTATATTTCAGAGGGAAAAGCTGCGGCCATGCAAGCCCTAAACCGGGCACGTATGAATTGACTTCCAACTCCAAACCGGGTTGGTCGATGTCAAACAAAGGAGCGTTCATCTGTCCCATAGTTATACACATTTAATAGTTGGTAACATGGCTTCAATATCCTTACCGATACAAGCCGTTTCCTTTCTCACATTTGCGCCATTAATCAGACGCACTGGCTGTTCACCCTTGCCGCCGAAAATCTTGTTTCCAAGAATGTATTCGGGGGTATAAATTGGTGTAGCAGCAGAAGCATGGGCCGCTTTTGCTTGATAAAGGCTTTCACCTTTCTTTATTACAACTCCCATAGTTACGGTAACTACATCTTTATCATTTGCCGATGTGTCTACCTTGGTACAAGCAACCGCTTTTTTACCATAGCCCAAAACATCACCGGAAACGATACCGCTTCCTTTGGCTATGTTGATAGTGCTATCCTCGGCGCCTACATCAGCAAGCAAACGGTATGACTTAATTACCGCATATTTCCCATCGGAGTTCAAGCCTACCGCAGTAGTTTCGGGAGCATCAAAACCCGGCTCGGCAACAAGACCGCCGCCCGGCTTTTCAGCAAACACTTGTTCAATACGAATCGGGTCTGCCGCTTCTGCTTCGTTGTAAGAAAATCTATCTTTCATTACTACTCACTTGTTTTTGGTAGCCCAACAATGGCCGGGGCAACCGTTTCGGCCTTTCTTGCATTCACTCGCGCTTGAACGAATGGACTTGGTTTCCCGTCATTCCCTGCGCTTGCACCAGTTTTTGGCCTTCCGACAACACCATCGCTTGCAGCCTGGCTGGTTGTTGCATCTTCAATGTCAGGAGTGATTTCTTCAATCCATTCATTAAAATCCGCATCATCCTTGAACTGCATACGGTTAAAGTTCTTCAAGTAGGTCGCTTTTGTTTTTTCGGGTGCATCTTTCAATAGTGCATCCAAAGTAGCCTTCCGGGTATCGGCAACTTTTCCTGCCTTCATCGCCGACAGTTCTTCTTTCAATGCGTTGTTTGATTGAATAAGGGCTTTAGCCCAAGCCGGAACATCTTCATTACCCGTATTACTTTCTGTTTTGTCAACTTTACCGTTTCCGGCATTTGTTCCACCTTTCCCATCTTCGTTTCCTTCACTTCCGGTTTCTTCATCTGGGTCGGCGGGTTTACCGTCTTTCAGACCATATTTTTCCTCATAGCTCTTTATAGCCTTCTCCTTTGCATCAGTCACCCGGCTATCTGAATAGCTATCAATCACTTGTTGTAGAGTAAGTTCCTCGACATAAGTTTTGGCTTCCTCTTCATTCTTTACAGTCTTTACGGCTGTTGCCGCTATCCTGCTCAATACTTTTTCGTCTATCCCAGCAAACTTGGTTTTCAACGAATCCAAGATAAAACGTTTTATGCTCATATTAAATCACCTAATTAGTTTATACAAAACTAATGGATATTTGCCTTTTAGCTTATATAATAAGCTTTTATTTAGCACGATTTATTTAATTAAGAACTTAACAAGCAAAAGTAAACGAATATAAATAACATGAAAAGGTTATAAAAATATTTGACACAAATATTGCTATTTTAAAATAACTTTCTATATTCGCCATGTGCTTAACAATGAGACACTTAGAACTTAAATTCACAACAACAATGAAAAAAGGTATTCTAAACTACACGAAAACATTCATCAATCGCAACTTCCGTATGAAAGTCTATGGAGTAGATGAAAACGGGAACCGGATTAATAAACTGGTAGGCGTTGCCGGATTAATCGCTCTCATCGGAATTGAGCTTCTGAATAAATTTATTGACCGGGCTTTGAAGGCAGGCCTTGACAAATGCGTATGTAAATTAAGACGCGGATTGCAGGTGTCATTTTATAACAAGTAATCGAATAATTATGACAAGGAATATCATCAAAGAAGTTAGTTACAAAGGTCATACAATCACAGTGTTTGAAGACGACTTTCATCAAGAGTTTGTAATCATAGATAGAAATTACTCAAAACTATATGACAGTATCGCAGATGCAAAGAGAGTTATTAGAGGCGAACAACCTTATTACGAAGTAAGATAAATTCAAATAGCAGAGCGAAAGCCCTGCATAAATCAACAACGCAATGAAACAATATACAGTATATTTCACTGAGCCTGTATGCCATAAATACATTGGTGACAAGTTCAACAAGGAACTAAAGAGATGGGAACACGATGTCGAGTGCGAAGATTGGAAAGACACTTTCACGTTCTACTCTCTTGCTCTGGCAAAGAAACTCATAAGAGCCAATCTTGATAAGTACAAGGGTTCTTGTATTACAAAGATTTGGGCAAACGGAGATTGGGAAAACCTTGGGGAAATAAACCTCAAAGGCTCTAACAAGACATTCGTTGCAAACACCAAACAAAAGAAAGCAAATTATTGATAGGGCACGCCCGGTCTAACCAGCCGGGCAAAACTCCACAACAACATGGAAAATCAAGTAATTTTAAGTAAAAAGAACTGCCATAGAGCAGCGACTGTTAGACAAATAGAGCATCCGGAATACGGAGAATGGCTTTTTGAATGGAGAGGACAAGACTTAGGCGGGAATATGATGCGTAGAGATTATGCGCATATTGCATCAAGACCGGGTTTTGGTGATTCTATTGTGATATATGACGATGAACTTGCAATGTGGGAAATCCTTTCATGGAAGTATGAAGTAAACCTTGAAGAACTTTGGGAAGCGGCTTACAATGCCTTCTACTCTACAAGTTTTGTCCCGGATGAACGCGCCACACAGTACATTCGCGATTATGAAAAGGAATTGAACTCTGACCTCGCAAATATGCCGGAAAGCGAGAAGGAACGTTACATCACGAAGTATAAGGATTGGGTTCGTACTCTGTTTAACAAACATTCCCGTATAATGAGCGCGATGATTACCGGGCCGGCGCGTTTTCCCACTCGTAGAAATGAGAAGGCCAACAATTCTTACGGTGCATCATGCAGGGAGTTCAGAGAATGGCGGGAAAAAGCTCTCAAAGCAATTGCCCGCCGGATTGAAGAAGCTAAACCATCCGAACAGAGAAAAAACGAAGAATGGATGCGGCTCAAACGCTCAATTTATTCTTCCGCTTGCACAATCAAGGGTATCAATGAAGGAACTGAAAGAGGGTATAACAAGGCTCTGTTTGTTTCCAGCATATACGGTAAAGTTGAAACATACGCAAAGCGAGGTGATGTTGCAACTGTAGAGAAAGCTATTGCTTATGTTCGCGAACTGAATAAGCAATCATCAATCATCACGGAACGTCACAAATTTTTTAAGCTCGTAGAGATGGCAAAAGTTGTGTGCAAGGCACAAGAAGAAAAGACGAACAAAGAAGATGTTGAGATTGAATTTGAAGGTGGAAAAGTGGTGAAAAACTTCTCCGAAGATAGGTTGCAAATAATCTTTCCCGGAAAACCGGATTCAGAAACTATTTCCAAGTTGAAAAGCAACGGGTTCCGTTGGTCGCCTCGTTTTATGGCATGGCAAAGGCAACTTACCGACAATTCTTACTACGCTTGTGCGCGTGTTGTTCCGGTCACTGTTGAACAATTAAAAACAGCATAATGAAAAAGGAAGTAATCAAGGCGGCTTGCAGGTAATTTCTTGCAGCCGTCAACACAATAACATTGTTTTCCTTTGTTTTTACGCAGAATAATATTCGTTCTTGATAAATTATCAAAGTGACAAACAAAAATATCAGAAATTGGGAAAATGGGAAAAATAACTAAATCTTACATCATTAAAGTAAAGTTCGCAGTTCCGGTTGAAGGAAAGCGGGAACACTTCTTTGGTTCTCTTGCCGCAATTTACGAGAAGTTCACTCCATTTCAGATAGGTTGTAAACTTCCGACTTTATGGAAAGCCGGGATTGAACCAGGCAATCCAAAGAATACAAGAAAATGCACCATCTCAAAACATGAGGTATTGCGCAAAGGACAACAGAAAAAAGGAAAGGAGTAAAGAATATGGGCGAAATAGCAGACAGCTTAATTAGCGGTGAATTTGATTTTATTACTGGTGAGTATTTAGGCGATGCAGTCGGTTATCCGAGAACGCACGCTTATGGCAGGCATGAATACATGCCATCGGTTGAAAAGAAGCCTACCAGCAAGGCGAATGTTTGTATAACGAATATGTGCAAAGATAGAGGTTTCAGTAACCGTGAAAAGATTGAACTTGTAGCCAAGTTCTTACATGGTAAAGGGTACAAGCAATTGCCTAATTTATCACATCAGTATAAAATCATTCACAGCCAGTACAAAAATGCTTTTAGAAAGTTTTTGGTTGAACAAGTAAAGCAAAGAAACAATGAGTAAATATGAATAGAAAGGAAGTAATATGGAAGCAAAATTATTAGAAAAAACATCTATCTCATTAGATGAAATATACAAAAATATTGAGGCAGCTAATAAACGCCATGAATACAAAGTATTTTATCCTCACTTTGTTTATTTCTCGGATGCGCTAAAATTAGAACTTATGAGAAAAGGATTTAAGGTTTATGTTGGAGAATGGCTTCACGGAGATAAAGGGTATATTATTGAATGGTAATTGATTAGAAATTAATTATGGCACATTATACATTTAATATTGTTAAATATGAATGGGCGTCGGACGAAGCTGGGGGGGCCTATAGAGATTATACAGATGATATGCCACTTCTCACTGTAGAAGCTGATAATTATATTGATGCTAAATCTAAAGTACTAAAACTTTATCCATCTGACAAGTATACGCACTTACTTATAGATACAGATGCGGAATATTGGCCCGATGATATATCAGTATTTTAGTTTAAAATGAAAAAGAAATGAGCGACAATGAGGAACTTAAAGAAATCCGTATCTGCGAAAATTGCGGAAAAGAATATGAGGTTAACGGATTCAATTGTTTTGCACCATTTTCAATGTGTGACACTTGCTATGATAACTACTTGATTGATAATTTTAATAAGCTTGAGTATGATTTTTAACTAATACCAAACAGATTATGAAAATCGAAAATTTTCCAAAATCAGACATGAAAGAAAGTCCTTTTTTTATGGTGTTTGTCGAAGGGGAGAACACTCCGACATATAAACACAAAAGTATTGAAAGTGCAGAGAATGAAGCAAAACGGCTGGCTGAAACATTGGATAAAAAGGCTTATGTCCTTTGTTCCGTTAAATCGTTTGAAGTCAGCAAATTCATAGTTAAGGATTGTAGGCCTATGATTGATGAGCTTCCGTTCTGACTACATCGTTAAAAAAGTGAAAGGGTAGCGATTTTGTTACCCTTTTATTTTGTAAAAAGTAACGTAATCGTTACTTTTGTAGCATTAAAAATAAAGAATAATATTTATGAGTGCAATAGACATCATACGTGGAATTCTAATTTATATGTACGGCCAAGACCACAACCCGCCCCACCTGCATATTAAAGACGGTGGCGAATGGTTTACTATAACCATAAAAGACAGAATGGTTGAAGGCAAAGGAAGTTCAAAGACAATCCGCGTTATCAATGAATATATTGATGAACACGAAACACAACTCCTTGAAATATGGGAGAAGGCACAAAAGGGAGATAAGATAGAAAAAATTAAACGATAAAATATAAACGATTATGATATTACAAGTTTTATCAGCAGATTATTTGGGAGGACACACCCTCTTGTGTACTTTCAATAATGGAGAAAAAAGAAAGGTGGATTTAACACCGCTTTTGAAACTTCCAGCATACAAAGAGTTGGAAGATGAAAATGAATTTATCCGATACGGAATAGACGGTACGATTTTTTGGGCAAATGGGGCTGATATAGCTCCTGAATATTTGTTAGAACATGGTGATGAAGCATAACGGATATGAAAGTAACGGCTATTGTGAAAAAAGGGAATGATGGATTTTATTCCATTTATTCGGAGAAAGAAATAAACCACTATAGCTTCGGTGGGTATGGTGAAAGTGTAGAAGCTGCAAAGGCTAATTTTATATTTAGTATAGATGAAGCAAAAGAAATGATAAAAAAAGAAATGGGAATGCTACCGGATGAATTTACCGATATGCAAGTAACGTTTAAATTTGATATAGCTTCCTTCTTTAACTACTTTGATTGGATTAATGTCAGTAAGTTTGCCCAATATGCAGGCATAAATGAAAGTAAAATGAGACAGTATAAGAGTGGTGTAGCTTATGCAGGAGAAAGAACCACTAATAAGATACTGAAAACTATAAAAAAAATGGGGGCTGAATTAAGTGCGGCCTCTTTATAATCAGAGACTTTTAGACAAAGTTTACCCGTGTAGGATTATTCTTACACGGGTTTCTTTTTACGCAGCCGCCTTGTAGAATTGTTCGTTGTCCTTCAAGAAATACGGCAATGTCCCTTTCGCGGTCATCTTCTTTATTCGCTCTTGGTTTTCTCTGCACCATACCTTGAACTTTTGCGGAACCTTCTTTATTCGGCCCTTGAATTGATAATTAGAAACATCTTCGCCAGCAAGAATAGCTTCTTCATATTTGATAAAGTCCTCAAACTTGGGTGTAATAGGAACCGCTACACATCGGCATTGCGGATGCCAGCCTACAAATTTGAACGTTTTCGGATATTTCCCGGCCAATTCGTCACAAATATCCGTTACCGGGTGATTGTTTGAAAGGATGATTTCAAATCCCAAAACAAGGGCATTTCCTTTCCAATTCTCGTAATCTGCCGTATGGTAGGCAATGTTCACTTCGCTGCGCGACAATCGCATTGCGTTTTTATAAGATGAACGGTACACGCCTTGGCCGGGATGATAGTTCTTTGCACGTTGGGATAAAACAAGGTTTCCGTGTTTGTCCCGCACTCTCCGAAACAGTTTCTTAGGTTCTTTCAAATAGCGCCGTATGTCCCGGCTTAATGCCGCCGCACTCCGTCCATCCCCCAAAGCAATATCCAAAGCAAGCTCAAATTCAGAAATACCACTATCAACTATTTTCCAAATCCGCGAAGATAATCCCATGCCGTTTATTTTCCTGGTCTGAAACGATTTAAAAGCCTCCAAATTTCGTGGTTTAAATTGCGAAATTTGCGCTTTTGTCAGTCGGCTTGATAAAGTTATTTCATCAACCCAAGAATCGTTCTTATCGCAGCTTAAATTCCACGCTTCCTCATTACCCTTCGTTATTGTTTCATAAATTCCTTGATGTAATTTCTCAAACAGTTTGTCAACACGTGACTTTAATCCCGGAAAATCATCAAAGGAGAAAGGCTTTTCCCCGGTGAATCCGGAACGCTCGCCAATTTGGGCAATTTCTTTGATGATTTCCGAGTATAGGGTATCTATCTCACGCGCAATTCTATTAAGGTTAGCGATATGTTTCTTATCGAATTTACTTGCTTCCATAATAAATCAATCAGATAGTAGGTTCCTCTATTGCGGACATATTCTCTTGTGCTTCTTCCGCTTCTATCTGCGCAATTTCTTCATCCACATCGTCAACTATTCCAAGTTTCTTGATAGCGGTTCTCCTTGAAACTATTGCTTTTCCATTGGTAGCGTTTGAGAAATTGTTAATCTGTTCCGCATCATCCTTAATGTTGTATGGGGTAATGATTACCTCAACATCCATATTGTCAATCGCACTAACTAATGACGGGTACATCTTTTTCATGAAGGCTTTCACTACATTTATTTCCCGACTAAACACGTCAAGCCATATGCCGCTTTCATCGGTAACTTTCAACTGGCCGTCAATAAACATCATTTTCCGGGCTTCACCGGACATGGGGGAGGCTTTCATGCTTTCCATCGACATATCCGGCAATTGCAGTTGAACAAAGAAATTCTTACGGATATTCTCAACATGGAATTTTAGGCTTTCAATAGCTTGTTCCCATGTCTGATAACCCGCTTTCGCATTTGCCGGATAATGAAGGACATTCCTGGAAGTCCTATCATCATTGGGTTCCTTACCGCTTTTTATATCATCATCTGAGAACACTACCCAATTAGGCTTGCTATTCTTACGCAGATAGTTCCCATTTCGGGATAGTGACCATTCTGCCTCAAACAAATTCTTACTTTCATCCTCCCATATGGGTTCCGGACGGGTGCCATATACGCCTGCAATCTTCCCAATTTTGATGTCTTCGTTAAGTTCCTCAATCCATTCGCTTCTACGTCCCGACTGCACCCACCGAACATGCTTGTGGTCTGTATAGGTTTCAAAGTAGGTTGTTTTCTCTTTCCTCACTTCACGGGTGTATTGAATGGAAAGAGCAATCATATCGTCATATTCATCAAACAACGGATATAACAAATCTCCCTTCATGGGGGAATAGGTCTTACACCGCAGCTTTAAACTACTTTTTTCCCCTCCATATACAGCTTCTTGAATTTGGCTATACCATATTGTGGCAAATTCACAAGAGGCGTACAGATAGCGTCCGCGTTCGATATTGACACTGTTTATTTTGTTCTTGTCAAATATCCCCTCCATAATCTTGGCAACCTTCTTTTCGCTGTCATTCTTAGCGTTGTACACACGTTTGACCGGAATACCAAATGCAAGCTCCGTCATGCGTTTTACTGCCAGTTTTTGTAATCCCATAGTGATACGACACATACGGATAAGCTCACCCTTCTTGTTTACGAAGTCACGGTAGGTCTTGTCCGTCATTACCGGGTGATATTTCGGTTCGTATTCTTTTTCAAGCTTGCTCCAAGGTGGTACGGAAACAGTCTTGAATTTCAAATCCTCAATTATCTGCGACGGTATCCGTGCGCTGTTTAGAATTTCATCAATCGTTTTCATAAGTTATGTCTTTAATAAAGTTCATCTTCCAAATCTTCTTCGTATCTGTCGTAAGCGTCTTCATGTACGAGTTGTACAGGATAAAAGGTATTGGCAAGTGCGTCAAATTCATCCGTGGAGAAGCCCAGCCGTTCTTTTATGTCCTCTTTAGGCTCAATGATTATTCTTCCACTTCCCATGAAGCTAAACTTGATTTCTGTCGCTTCTTCGGCGAAAGTTCCACCTGGCGGCAGCATGGCATTCATACCGTTGTCCGGGTTCAACCAATCGCGGACACACCAAAAGAGATAGGCGCGCATATTGGCAAACGTGTATTGTCCGGTTATATCCGTCAATTCCTTGCCGCTTTTGGTCTTGGACCCCTCACTGTATTTACAACTATGAATATTGGCCTTTTTAGTATTCAGTCCTTCTTCGTCGCACACCTCAAGACAGCGCGAATAAACACCCGCACCTTCCCCGATAGTATCAATGAATATCATTGTTCCAGTTGTATTCTTGGTTACATTCATGGCCTTCCCTGCAACTTTCATGTGGTCGGCTCTTCCACCGGAATTGTGTTTGTCGAACTTCTCAACGTAGTTGTTGTACCGGAAACAGTAAACGGAGCAGTCGCGTCCCATTCCTGCGACATCCACACCCAAACGACAGTAGTTGCGGTTCCCAAGATGATAATTTTTCCATCGTTCCTGCGCAAGTTCAATCCATTGTAACGGTATCAATGAATCTTCATCGACTTTAGGAAACTGGCCCAGCACCTTTTTTCTGAACAGGTCCGAAGGACGGTACCATTGTCCCTCAAATTCAAAATCATTTTCTTTTTCCGATATATCTTCTGTTCTGATTGGTTCACACCAAATCTCAACCCTTTCTTTCACCCATTCATAATCCACCTGGCCGGGAATGATATTTTTCTTTTCCCTCACATTGGGGGCAGTAAGGCTATTGAGGCAGAATTTTTTCCATCGTTTTGCCTTTTGGCTGCGTGCCGCATATCCGATATTCGTATTGGGGTTAAAGACAAGTAGGAGACACGAATCACCCTGCAAGTTACCTTCAATGGCCTCGAATGTATCATCAACAATACCCGTAGCTTCCGTGACGATAAAGAACGTGTGCACAGCGTGGAATCCGGACCACGCCTCATGGTTGTTCTCATCAGCCTTGAATCCCGTTAGGAACCATTCATCATTGTCAGTTCTTATATCATAAGCATTCAATCTTCCGGGAAGGACAAAATTACGGCGTTTTGCACGATTGTAAAGCCGGGAAACTTCCGGCATCATGATATTCTTCACTTGTCTGTCTGTTGGGGCTGTCAGCGCAACTTTGGCATTCTCAATAAGTTCCCCCTTTGTGTTCCATCGTGGTTTCAGATAGAGCCAGCAAACAGCGCAACATGCAGCCACGAAGTCCTTGCCACGAGCAGTACCGGAACGGACGGAAACAAGTTTGTTTGTCTGTACAGCCGTAACAATGGCCTGCTGTTCCTCGTCAAGAGTTACCCCAAGAACCTCTTTGATGAATTTGTTCCAATCTGCCCTCCATGATGCGAATAAAACGGCGGCACGTTTCTTTATGTCAGCCTCATTTTTCCTCATTATCTACAATTCCGGTTTCCATTAAAAGAGCTTCAAAGGACATTCCTCCGGAAATATCTTTCTTTTCCGGAGCATACAGCCCAAGAAGCTTTCTACGTTCAATCAGAGCCTTATGAATTATATCAAGATAGCGCGGGTCCCCCGTACATACAACCTCTTTGCTTGACTGTTCCATTTGTACGGTAATGATTTCCTCCGATTTGGTATCACTGCCTTCATCATCGCTTTTTTTCACCAAATCACTGGGAACACCTTTCTGTTTACTGTTCCTGGTTGTGTAATCCTCTTTGGATTTCTCCCAAGCAGCCCAGGCCTCCTTTACAATCGCGTCAAGCCTTTCAAGTTCTAACTGCAAGGCCAAGTCTGTGTTTTCGATACGGGTTTCCCGCCATTCCTGCAGAAGTCTGTTAACATCCTTGCTTACAGTACGAAGTGAATAAGAAGACAAGTCAAGCCGGGCCATTACTTCATCGCGGATTTCCCGGTAGGAATAGCCGCGCTTGTACAGCTCTGATATAATGTCCAACCGGACAATCTGCGCTTGCCGGTAGTCTTTCATTTTCTTTGCTTTCTTCTTCTCTGTTTCTGCCATTATTCGTGACCGTTATACTTGTATATCAGATTTTCTTCTTCATCCTTCCCAACGGGAAGCAGGACACCTTCAAATAGTTTGTATGGACTTTGCCCCGCCTGCGGATTATTCCAAAGCCAACGCATGTAGTCAGCCATTGTCATTGTGTCAAATTTCGCTTTCTTTTCCGAGCTATTGGTATTGAAACCTATTGCGCGAATCCATTCAAAGCCGCCTACCAGTTTTTCAATATCCCCTTTTATATCCGGCCAATGTACATAGCCATTTTCCTTTGCTATCTGTAATGCCTCGCACCATTGCCCGCGTGAATAGTTCCAGGAAGAAGGAAGGCCACAACATGAACCGTTACAGCACAATTCCTTGAAATGCGCATCGGAAACGTAGAAGCGCATCCCGACCTCTTCGCAAAGTGCTTTCATGTTTTTAAAAAAAGGTTCTTTCACTTTCCGGTTCAGACGAAGATAGCCGGATGATACGCTATATTTGCGGTAGAACTCCATGACATCAAATCCGCATAGCTCGTTGAAAGTAGGCATAAAGGCTTTCAAGGTTGGGGAACGTTGCTCAACGCAAAAGAACTCCGTACTCATGGCCATTGCTCCTCTGTTGGCGGCTTCACGGATAAGGTCAAGGTATGTTGGTGTTGATACTCCGATAATGAAAGGCCGGAGCCGGAGCGTCGCACCTCCGGCATCAGCATTTGCAATCCTTTCCAGCGCGTCAAGACGCTCTTTGGGAGATGGTACACCTTTCTCGATGATATGCGCCTTCTGTTCGTCCAGCGTAATGATGGAAAATTTGAAGTTCCAATTCTTCTGTCCGCGTATAAGGTCCATATAACGCTCATCTTTCGTGAACCATGTAGCCTTTGTTGAGAAACACAAAGGATAATTGATTTCTTTAAAAAAACGAAGTAATTCAAGAGTAATGCCGCGGGTACGCTCAAAGCCGTCGAATTGGTCAGATAAACCGCCCCATTGCATAACCTTCCGCTGCTTGATGTACTCTTTGAACTGGCCTCCATACTTATCCGGGTCCGAAAACATCTTTTTTATTTTTTCAACAGATACGCTGTGAACTTCTTTATGCAAATATGCCTCTTTGCTATCGCCTACGGCACGTTGAAACTGCGAAAAACAATACAAGCAGCCAAATGAACAATTTGAATACGTGTCGAATGTCATTGGCATACTGCAATCTGCAATTTCGTTGCTCCATCTTGGTGACTGATAATATTTTGCCATTGTTCTTATTAATTAATGCTATGATTGTCTGCACTTTATCCATTTTTGCAAATAGAACGCAGCTTGATACAAATTTGCTCTATTTCTTCTTCAACTGTCATAATGCCGGTGTTGAAGCAAAGAACGGGTACGCCTATTTCTGCCCATTTTCCCGCAGCTTGGCAAGCTCTTTTCTGCTTTGGCAATGTCTGATATGAAACCCCTTTTTTCCCCCGAAGAAGCAACCGGGAATGAATTGTTTTACTGTCTGCATAAAGGAATACAATCAGATGTCTTTGGGCTTTGAACATCGCATCTGTGAGATTCATCCCGAAAGTATCAAGATACGAACCTTCACAGAAAATTACTTCACATCTTTCAAGGCCTTTGGCAACGACATCGGGAAGAACGCGGGTACAGTTTAATGCGTCTACACCTCCGAAGCGGTTTTCATCTCTGTATCGTCCGGCAAAACATACTCTTGAATCATTGCAAAAGGTTAGTTCTTTCGCTGTTTCTTTGATACCGCCGAACCGTTCTATCAGAGCTTTGGCAAGCGTTGTTTTCCCAACACTATTTGTTCCGGTTATAAATACACATGTTTTCATATCAAAGAAGTTTTATTATTATATTTTCCCACTTGCACCCCTTGATGTCATTAAGCATCCGTTCTGTATAAAATCCATTCCACCGAGTGCCTTTTCTGATTTTCTCCACAGCACAAAGACTTGTTTCAAGAGAAAATATATTGTCTTTGGTATCAGCTTTTGCCCGTTCAATAAAGGCTGTTAATTTTTCACGGTTTTGCGTTTCCGCAATTATCTCTGCCCCCCTTGTATAGTTCTCATTCGGCTCGAATTTAAGTGAGAAATCATCAACTATTTGCTTCCCACTTAATTTCGCCCAAACTTCAAGGAAAAGAAAAGCAGCATATCTTCCAAAGTAATACCAGCCACTGACAATCTTGTATTGTTCGGTAGTAGTGGTTGCCTTATCAAGTTCTTCAAGCAGGATTGGGGAAAGCGCAGACATAATCCGGTTGAAAGTGTTGCCTATTCTGACGTACCGTCTATCTGTCCGGAATTTCAGTTTGTCTTTTGGCGTATTATGGTCACTTAACAGCTGCAATGCACTTGGTATATGGTAAGTAGTGGCATAGTAATATGCCAATCGGAAACTGTTCCATCTTGACAGACCATAATACCGGGAAAGCGATGCAATCATTTTTTCCTCAACTCCTGCATCGCCTCCGTTATGGTAGTCTATGTATTCCCGATAGTTCATTCTGTTGACGGTAAGATTTCATCAATGCGGTACACAACTTTGTCAATAGAGGCCATTCCAAGAAGGGCAAGAAGCTCCGGTAATCGGTCCTTTGGATATGTGATAATAATTCGCTCCATTGGCGTATTATCATCGCCTTGTATCTTCGGAAGGTCCTGCGGTGTCAAGTCTACTCCTTGCAATTCCGGCGGCAAGTTGTCCTCCGTTATGATAGAACCCACTCCATCATCCTCACTTTCGTCCGGGGCAGACGGAGTGGAAGAAGGAATATTTGACGCGGTGTTCTGCATAGGGGTAAAAGCCATAGGAGAAGCATTCCATACGTCCATTCCCCAATCCTCCAATTTCTTGTTATCAAAATTGTTTGCGAGCAAATCATAGTCCCATTGACCATAGCTCACGTTGTCCTTCACTATGAACTGCTTCTTTTCGTCCTCGGTCAATTCGCTTGCCTTTATGATATAGGCGAAAGGAGCTTCAAGCCATTTCCCCCACCAATCAACAAGCTTGTCACGTTCACCCTTAGTCTTGCTCTGAAAATCGGAAAGTGATGATAACCGAGCCGCAATTTCTTCCGGTGTCATTTTTGCAATAGCCCTCAAAGCGTTGTTCCTCATGTTCCCTCCAAGTGATAGCATTTTGTTATCAACAACAATCGGGCGTATCTCCAGCATTTTGGGGAGAACCAAAATAGAGTTTACCAGCTTCGTGAATTTATCAGAAGTTATTGTGCGGGGGTTGGCCGCATTACTCTTAACCTGCGTTAATTTGACTTGTTCTGTTTTCATAAATTGCTGTTTTTGAACAAAAATAGCCCAATTCGTTTACAATGTAAACGTTTACCCGTTATGCTTAATAATATTTATTTAATTAAAGCCTTATTGAAAACCCGGCATAAACCCATGCGAGCAAAGCAGCGTCCCGGCCTTCTTGGTTCGTCCGTCCCATTACCCCAGTAAACCTGGCAAGCTCTTCATGGGTAATCTTTCTGTCTTTTCCCTTCCAGCATTTTTCTAATGGTTTCACTTCCTTAACCTCCATTTGCCAGTGTTTGCACATCTCAACAATCTTTCGGGCAGTTTCGTGATTTCTTCCAGCGTGGTTTCCTTTTGCGGCAGCGGCAGCTTTTGTGTCCTTCGGATTCAGATGCCAATTTCCCTTGTTCATGTAACCGGCCTCTACGACAACAACGAGGTGTTTTTGCGTCGTTTCTGCGCATCTTTGAACATAACGCAAGTAATCTAACAGTTCCGGAAAGGAAAGTGTGGATATTTCAAGATTTTTATTTTCGCAATTCAGATATGCGACACCGTTCTTTTCCACATCCGGGTCAATGGCTATTATAATATCAATCTTTCGTCTTTGCATTTTCATTTAAAACACTGTTTATCAATTATTTAATATAAAACCATGCAACTTTTTGCACTTTTTCTATTCTTCAAGCAGAGGGGGTGGGGGAGGGAAACAAACTCGCGCACGCATATATACGCGCAAAGCCCACCTTATTACCCCCTATAGTCCCCCTCTTTTCCTCCCAAAAATCATCGTGGATTGCTTCGTATTCTTTGCCAATAGAGTTTGGGCCGGAAACAACGCCTTTTATCTGGTCTATGAAGAACGGGCTTGTAGGGGCAATAAACAACACGTTCTTTCTTACGAAGGCTGACAAACTCATAGTTAATATTTTTTATTTCCAATTCTGCTTTCTCAATAGCTGCTTTGAGTTCGTCAATCCCATAAGCTATTTGGTAGCTCTGAACGAGCCGTATTATTTGTTCTTGAAGGACTTCAAAGGACACTCCCAAGGCGGCGGCAGCTTCGGCGATAGCCTTCGTATCTTTCGCGTTAAACTCAATAGTTTGCCCATGACATACAACCCCAACACGTATCATTCCAGCCCCCTTTCGTATTCTTCCTTGGTTATTCTATGACCGGGACATCCTTTGCCGAAATAATCAAAGTTTGGGCATTCGGATTCACTGCACATAGGTATTACCTTCCAACCTTTGGCTTGACATTCGGCGATGTATTTCCGGCATTCTGCATCGGATATTTCCCGGCCTTTTTCGTCGAAGAAGAAGCCTTTTAAACTTTTCCGGCCATAGTTGCGCAAAAGCCCGGCAAGGTTCATAGCCATGTGCCTGCGGGTGTAGGTCGGCGCGTGCTTCGGTTCTTCCGGTAGTTCGTACTCCCAAAAGCTCAACTTTCCCTTTACGCCTTCTATCGGTTTGTCAAACAATATCGGATTAGCAAGCACCCAATTATACACGCCTTTTTCAGCCCAAACGGAAGGATGGTTCTGTACACAGTCTACTATTTCAATACTGCCAATTATAGCAGAATTTACATAATCTTTTCCGCAAATAATCTCTTTCTGAATCCCATCTGACAAGCTATTCCATTGCTCCTTGGTGAAAACGCTATTAGGATTTATCATTTTAACGGGAATGGAACTTGCATGTATAAGGACCCGCCCCCGGTAGTTTGTCTTCCAAGTACGGTTTTCTATATTTTTTACCCCCTGGGCAATAAGCCTTGCCCAAGGCTGCTTTACTGTTATAACTTTGTGTATCATAAATCTTTTTTATTATTTTTATTTCCTAAATAAACATCAAACAGCCGGGCTGATGCAAGGACGGCAACCAATATCACCGTCCCAATCCAATGCCAAAAATCAGAGAATATAAATTTCAGTATTTCAAGCATATCATTCCCCTTTCTTCTCTTGCTCAATTAACTCGATAAGGTAACTACTTCTTAACTTCCAATACTCCGTTTCAGACTTCATTTTTCTGTATTCAAAAAACAGATAGATTGCGTTTGTCAGAATGACAACAATCAATATCAACACTAAAAATCTTCTTGCTTTCATTGCATTTCTCCTTTCTCTCCAATAATTTGTAATCTCAAAAAATTACATCGCGCCCACTTGATAATTTCCTCTTGAATCGCATCATCATCGAGGTTGTCAAGAATATCCCGGAAGGAATAAGAAACACCGCACGCCTCTTGGAAATGGGCAATAATGCTTTCCTTTAGCTTCGCTGTTTGTTCGGTTTCCCCTTCGTTAACAATCTCTTGGAGCTTTTCAAGGTTATCTTCACTGTTGACCTCTTTCAAAATCCAAGCAATCTCTTCATCTTTAGTCATATTTTTAGGCATCGGATTATTCTTAACATCTTCCTTCAATTCCGCAATGATTTTATCAACTTCCGGATTGGGTGCTTCATAAATCTGTTTGAGCCTTTTGGCTTCTTCCTCAATGCGCTTCTGCGTCCTTTTATTCAGTCTCATTCTTTGCCCCCTTTCAATTTCTTAATCATGGCATCAGCGAAACCAATACTCCATTCTGCCACTACATTTGAATCAGCACTCATTATCTGTTCATGTGGATTGCTACAAAATCCTTGCATGGCAGCTTTCGCCAATTCGTAACGGCGTTGTTCCCAATCTGCATCTATACAGGAAAGTTCTAAATCTATCGGACAAAATATTTCATGCGCTCCTATTAGTTTACCTTCAACCCGTCTTGTTTCTATCCGGGTAACTTCAACGATTTCACCCGTTTCTTTAATTACTGCTTTCATCTTCAAATAAATTTCCTACCCCCTTTACCTTCCGGCGGCGGGGATAATGTTTATACTCTGTTTGTTTATAAGGGCAATTGAGCGTGTGTGTAGCATCGTAGCTCCGTTGGGCTACTTCGTCATTCCCAATCATTTGCCAATCAATCTCGCGCTCAATGGAACACCGATAGTTCGGTGTATCTTCGTCGAAGGCTAATTGCGGGCGTTTGGACGGACGAACACTGCGCGACTTAACACAGTGGGCGCAGTTCCGTTGTGTCCAATTCATGTACTCCGTTCCGTTGCTAAACAGCGGCTTTTGTGTCGTTTTCATCTTCTTTCTTGTTAGGCGTGAATACAATGTCAACTCCGTATCGGTCATGAAGTTCTTTCAGAACATCTTGCAGCCCGGCTGTTTTAGGCTCCCAATCTTTCTTGAAGCTGGGGAAGTTAGCGAAGAACACATCACGCAAGCGGTCGGCGTGTTGCGCCCATACAATATGGGTGTCGGCTCCTTTGTTACTTGTTTCGGTCATTAGCTTGGAAAAGGCGTTGAAATAATCGTCATTGCTTCGCTGGGCCTTGTTGAACAACATTTTCATTTGTCCCATTTTCAGTCCATATCTTTCGAGAAGTTCGTCAGCTTCCTCAAAAAATGTTGCGGCGAACGATTGAAGGAGATAACCGGCAGAAAGCAATTCATTCTATCCATGCCTCCGGTTGTAATCATTATTTTCCGCAGGGCCGATTCCTTTATAGCTATTGCCTTATTAACCTGGGTACCCTTTTGAGGTACGCCCGTACGTGGTATGAATTTCTTTTTCATATTATGCTTACTTAAAATTTCTAATATTTTCACACAGCATCAAACAGTTGCTTCTGATTTTTCTCCATTTCAGCAAACCGACAGTTCTTGATAGCCTCATTGAAATAACTTTCTTTCAGCTCAAAGCCGATTCCGAACCGTCCAAGTTTAATGGACTGGTACACCTCCGAACCGATACCAAGGAACGGAGTAAGAACCGTATCACCTTTGTTGCTCCACAATGTTATCGCCCGTTCAATAGTGGGAAGCTGAAGGGGACAAATATGCTTTTCATCGTTCTCATCCCGGCCTTTTACAGAATTCAACGTATTAGAGTAGTCTATATCCATCCATACGGGAGATGCATACTTTTGCCAGGTGTCAACGGATATATCACAGTGAACCGGATGCTTGTGCTCGCCTTCCTTCCGGAATACCATCAAATAATCGGGAATACCGACACGGCTCATGGCCGCATCCTTTTTCACCTGCTTATGCAGAAGGCCAAGTGCTTTTGTACGCTGCATCTCCGTAACCGGATTTTTCCAAATGGTAACGCGGGAATGGTATATGAATCCGACTTCTTGAAATGCCTCCAATATCATGCCGGAAAAGTCACGTAATCCAATACGGCCCTCTTTGCCTTTCTGTATCGGCAAATCCATACAGTGAACGGCCACATTCCTGCCACTCCACATGACGCGATACAATTCTTTCACCAAGAACTTGAACGCAATGAAAAACTCCTTGTAGTCCTTTGAATTGCCCATATCTTCCAGTTTGTCCGAATAGGTGTACAATTCAGCGAAAGGTGGGGAGAATATGGAGAATCCTATACTTTCATCCGGAACGTTCCGGATGAGCTGCACACAGTCCCCTAATTGAATATCGCAGTAATCTGATTTATACCCTTTCGACACATCCAATGTTTTAAGGCTTATTTGATTGTTAACGTTTCTGTTCATTGCATCGGTCATTGCCTTTTGCATATCCAGGAAAGCCGCCTGCTTCTCGTCAAACGACTTGCGTACATTCTGCATCGTATCGGTGGCTATCAAATGGATATTAACCTCATTTTCCTGCCCGAAACGGTAAGAACGCCGTATGCCTTGATAGGTAGCCTCAAAAGAGAAATCAAGTGATGCAAATACCTGGTTGTGGCAGTTCTGATAGTTCAACCCGAACTGGGCAATTTTCAGTTTTGTAATCAACACGCGGAAATCACCATTTCCGAACCCCAACAGCTTTTCCTTCTTATAGCCTTTATTGTCGCTTCCCTTGACCTCTACGGCATCCGGTATGAGGTTTCGAAGGTATTGGCCTTCCTCGTCATGCCCTATCCAAACAATAAAGCTTTCAGAAGAGCCGTTAACTATTTCAGCCACACGGTTAAGACGCTCATTCATTGTAGCCCTCAGTTCCTTATGATAATCTGTCGCGGAAACTGCAACATCATTGAAAAGCATCCCGTTCTCTCGTTTTTCCGTATGCACATATTCCTCAATGATGTTCAAGGAAGGCAGGTTGTACCCGGTATTGTCAAAACCTATATCACCCGGCTTGCTTAACATTACGGCCCATGTGGAAACGAAATTCCAAAACTCCTGCTTTGCATGGCCTTTCAACCGCCATTCAGAAGTAGAGCCGCCATCGTGTACAAAATACATGGCAAGCATCTCATTGCGGGTCATGACATTCAGAAATTCGGCATGATTGCATAGCTCGGTAGTATCATTAGGTGATGGCGTAGCCGTACAACATAGTTTATAGGGAGTATCTTTGAACGCCTCTATAAGTTCGGTCCGTGTCTTTCCGGCAAAGTTCTTTAGAATTGAACTTTCATCAAGAACAACACCACCGAACAGATATGCGTCTATGTTTTCCATGTTGTCGTAGTTTGTGATATAAATGCCCGGCTTCAAATCCTGGTCAAATACCGTAAGGCCCAATTCGGTCACATCATAGCCGAATTTCAAGCCCTCTTTGACAGTCTGCCCGATAACTCCCAAAGGAGCGAGGATAAGGACAGGCCTTTCAGTATGTATCTGAACCTTGTCGGCCCATTCCAATTGTTGCAAGGGTTTTCCCAGTCCGCAATCCTCAAACATAGCAAACCTTCCGGATTTCAATGCACG